AAAAAAGGAGTAGAAGCGACACCAGAGGAAGTTAAAGAAGCTGAAGCAAAAGCTAACCCTTCACCTACATCAGAGGTAAAAAAATAACTAAATGATCTCCTCCTCCCTTCCACCTAAAGGTATTTTAATAGGTTAAAAATATAAATCAACTCTTATCATAAAAAAAGTTGATTATCATGATATATACTTCATAATAATAATATGAGATATATTTCAACGAAGATTATTCCTATGGGTAGTACAGCTTTTCGTCAATGGAGAGCGGATAGTCATTGTAAGTTAATACACGGTTATCGTTTACAATGTAAGTTATGGTTTACAGCTGATCATCTAGATGATAAGAACTGGATCTATGATTTCGGTGGTTGTAAAAAGATTAAGAAGCTTCTAGAAGAGCAATATGATCATACAACAGTGGTAGCTGCTGATGACCCTGAATTAGATACATTCAAGCTAATGTCTGAAAAGGGTATGATTGATTTACGCATTGCTGAAAAAGGTGTTGGTATTGAGCGTACTGCTGAATGGGTTTATGAAACAACTAATAAATTTGTAACCGAGCAAACAAATAACCGTGTAAGAGTTATTAAAGTCGAAGTTTGGGAGCATGAAGGTAATAGTGCTATATATGAAGAATCATTAGGTGATATTACAGTTAAAGTCGAGGATAATGTCGATGAATATTACAATGATATGGCAACAGCTATTGAAAATGATGAAGTAAAAAATGAAGATCGAGTCGCTGATCAAGGTCCTCGTACACCACCGCTATATAGTAAAAAGTCTACCGGAATGGGTAATCCATTTGCTGGTACATCATGGGGTAATTAATAATGGGGCTTGGCGATATATATCAAAACAACGTCAATAAAAATCCAATAAATCAAGCGGGTATATCTAGTGGTATACCCGCTTCCCGTGAGAGAGACCCTAATCAAGTAAAGCTTGAAAACGACGTTTTTGCAAAGATGCAAGCTGCTATACCTCGACCGAAGAAGGAAGAAAAAACCCAACCAGAAGTAAATATACAACCAGTTGGGTTGGAGCAAGCTCTTAAAGAGTTATTAGACGGTGTTGAGTCTCTCGACGATAAATCTTAAGATCTGACTTCTTACGATATCATCTTCATCAAACTTAAAGGTTGTTATACCATTTTCATCGCAAAGTGGATCGTCAAATGCTTTGAAGATATTTTTAAACCCACTCTTTTCACCAATATCTGCTTGATATGTATCACCGACAACAAGATATTTACTATTCTCACCAAAACGAGTTAAAATAGTAGTTAACTCTGAATTAGTCATATTTTGCGCTTCGTCAATAATAACGCAAGCATTTTTAAATGTTAAACCTCTAGTAAAATTAACTGGTATACATTTAATATAACCTTTATTCATTAGATTTGAACCAGCACCTGCTGTTGTTATCTCTTCAAGTTTATCGATTAGAGGCATTGACCATGGTGCAAACTTTTCTTCTAATTCACCAGGTAACGCGCCCATACTACGCGAAGCACTCTCAACAATAGATCTTATATAAACTATATTATCTACCTGTTTTCTATTAAGCAATTTAAGTGCAGTTAAAACAGCTAAATATGTTTTTGCCGTACCAGCTGGTCCATCGACCATACACATTCGCGTATCTTGCTGCAATGCTTTGACTAAAAATGCTACCTGTTTTGGTGTCAACTTGTAGTCTTCATTAATCTTGAAGTCGAGGTCCCAGCTCTTCTCGCTGTTAATATCGACTGTATCTTTAAGAGCAGCATCTATTGATGATACTTGTCTCTTAACCGCTTTTACCCTTTTACGGGTAGGTGTTTTTTTCGGCATATACAATTATTTATAAGCTCATACGAACGTAATTATACGCAGTAAAATGCTGTGAAATGGAATAAATATTATACTACACCGTTGAGATTTTTAGGAACATATATATAATTGGTATATGAATAACGTTTTATCTCTAAGTGATGATCATGTATTTTATACCGTAGAAGGTGAAGGTAAATATATTGGTTGGCCATCTGTTTTTATGAGAATGGCTATGTGTAACCTAACTTGTCAAGGATTTGCATCACCAGATTCACCTCATGGTTGCGATTCCTTTGTTTCATGGTCTGTTAAGAATAGGTATACTTTTGATGAATTAAACAACTACTATGAAAATAATGGTTTTGATAAGGAATTAAAGAGAGGCGCTATTCTTAAGATTACTGGTGGTGAACCTCTCTTACAGCAAAAAAGACTTCTAGAATGGTTGGAGACATTTGTTGAAAGATTTGGTTTTAAACCTCGCATTGATTTTGAATCAAATAGTACTTTAAAGCCTAAAGATGAATGGTATGATATTTATAATGCTACATTTACTTTATCTCCTAAGATGAGTAATAATGGTGACCCAGAGAATCGTCGATATAAACCAGATGTTATCGCACATCACAATGAAAGAGGCGAATGCTTTAAGTTTGTTATTAACTCAGAAGAAGATGAAAAGGAGTTATTTGAAAAGTATATTGATAATGGCATTGTTAATCCCGATAATGTTTGGTTAATGCCTTGTGCTGGTAGTAGAGACGAGCATACTGCTAAATCTGCTATGGTAGCTGAATTATGTAAAAAGCATAACTTTAAATTCAGCCCGAGATTACAATTAGTCATTTGGGATATGGCACTTAAGGTTTAAACATGAGTGAGTTAATATGTAATCTACCTAATGCTAAAGTTTATATTCGGAAAGAATATTTACATGACGGTAAAGAGGGTCATGGAGAGTTTGTTGAGGGTCACTGGGTAAGCGCTAAGTCATTACCCGGTAGAGCTTTTTATTTTGAGACATACTTACCTGAATACGGTGCTTTATATGATAAGCTACCTATTTCAGCTTTTGTATCGTCACCAGAGACCCCAGACCCGGATTTACCTTTACAGGATTTACAATTTTGGAATTGTATGGATTATGGGGTAACAGCAATTTATAAACAATTTATAGGGTCGATGGACTTTGAAGTATTTACAAGAAGTCATCAAGTATTAAAAGGTACGTATATGTTTACGTTAGATAATTATCATCCGGATCCGGATAATGTAGATTATTCAACAGCTGAAGTACCGGAGGAGCATAAATCATTTAATTGCTTAGAATTAGAAAATGGTCAGTATGCTTTATATCCTAACAATAGGATGAGAGTGTATGATAATTCTCTTACTCCACAGAAACCAAAAATGCCAGATTTTAAAGTTAGTACAAAATACTATCAAGTTGAAAATGGTTATGAATATCGTTTAGGAGATACAGACGAATATTTCTGGAAAACAAATAATGATTAAATAAGTATTTATCTTATGATTATATTAGGTATAGTAACGTTTATTGTTGGTTTTGTAGCTGGAGCTCTTGTTACGAGAAACAACGTTGAAGAAGTTAACAAAGTAGTTGAAGAAGCTAAAGAATTAGCTGCAAAAGCAGAAGCAGAGCTCGCTGAGTTAAAAGCTAAGCAAAAGAAGCCCGTGCGTAAAGGCAGAAAGCCAGCTGCTAAAAAGTAAACTACTTTTTCACCCCTTAGTTAGTCTTATTATTAAGCTACTAAGCCCCCTCAGTGCTGCGGTGCTGAGGGTTTTTTATAGGTATTTCAAAGCAAGGTAATTAATAATCAGATGCAATGTATTGTCTGAGATAATTAATAACCAGGTAGATAACCAGACGGGTACGTCTTTATGATAACCGTTACAGCAGCAATCTTTCCATTTTGGCCAAAACGTTGACGGTGCGAGTTTTGTTTTAATAAACGCAACGTATTTTGCTAAACCGAATCTATCAATTAAAAAATGGGTAAAGAAAATAGTAAACCACGCAGCAAACGATGGTTGGAGAAGTAGGAATGGTAAAGAATATATAAACGCATGCGCTGCAGCAGCTTTACTATTTTTAATTTTATTGAGCGCCATCCAGTCACTCTGTAACAGGTAATCTCCCGTTAAATGTAAAATTAATTGTTCCATATTGCGAGTATATTATTTATTAACATATTTACTACTATAAAAATATATTTCAACGTTGCGGAAACAATAAATACTTTTATGGGAGGGTTTATTAGATTTTTAACAGAAGTTGGATTTCCAATTGCTGGAGCTCTCGCATCGGGGGTCTTTATCTTTATCATTTTGAAGTTTATATTAAACGGAGTAAAGGATTCGGTTGCTGGTTTAGGGGGTATGATTAGTAGCTTACAGAATAGAGTCGACGTCATGACAAATGAAATTGTTAAAATTGATACGCTTATATCTCACGCATTTAAAGTGGAGCCGAATTTGGATAGAATAGCTGCATCAGAGGGAAAGGAAGACGCAAGGAAGGATTAATATGAATGACGCAACTATAGACCATTTTAGTAAGCTGGTACAAGATTTCGGTTTCCCTATAATAGCAGCTATCGGATTGGGGTATTTCGTTTACTACGTCTGGAATTGGGTAACGAAAGAGATATCTCCGACTATTAGCGATTCAAAAAAAACTTTAATTGGTTTAATTGATAAGGTAAGAATGCTTGATAACGATATGATTAGACTTAATATCAAGCTTAAAATGATTTTACAAGAACATGAAAGACGGGAGCGTCTAGAAGCAGAATATAAAAAGAAGGAAGAGGATTTATTAAAAAGGAGTAATAAATAATTTAATGTTTAAATATCTTCTTTTTATAATGCTACCGAGTTTGCTATTGGGAAGCGAGATTGTATTTGAATTTAAATCTCCGACATTTAATGGTGTGGGTTATTCGTCGCATCAACTCTCTAAGGAGCAGATATCGTTTAATAGACGTAAAAGTATTGCTGATGAAATTAAGTCTATCGCTTTACAAGCTGAGTTAGCTAAGTCGAGATCTGCTACTAATCAATTTATGTCGAGTTTACAAGCGAGAATTTATTCCGAGTTAGCAAAGCAAATTACAGACCAGTTATTTTCCGACGACGGGCAGGAATCCGGTACATTTACCATCGAAGATAGTACTATTAACTGGTATAAATCTGCAGACGATAAAATTGTTTTCAGCGTAACAGACTTGTCTACTGGAAATATAACTGAGATTGTTATACCAGTAGGTAGTTTATATATACCACCAGCAACAACTACAGATGAGACGGGTAATTAATATTTTATTAGCAGTAAGCTTTATAGCTTTAACGGGATGTGTGTCGGTACCGAAACAAAATCCCCCTTGGGTGCAGAGACCTCCGTATATGCTTACTCAAGGAGAGATGAAAGAATTGAAGAATGCGCCGTTATTTGTAGCGGTATATTCATTTAAAGATTTAACTGGACAAAGAAAGACGACTGATAATTACGCTAGTTTTTCGTCAGCTGTAACTCAAGGCGGCGAGGCGTGGTTAATTGAGTCGCTTATGGATGCCGGTAACGGTAAATGGTTTAAAGTTGTAGAGAGAACTAATTTAGCTAATTTATTAAACGAGAGAAATATAATTAAAACAACTAGAAAAGACTTTTCTGAAGAAGAGGTAAATGTAGGCCCGCTACTATTCGCTGGTATAATCGTCGAAGGGGGTATTATTTCGTATGAAAGTAATATTGTTTCCGGTGGTATAGGGGCTGAGTATCTCGGTGTTGGATTATCTAAGCAGTATAGAAAAGATAATGTTACGGTATCGCTAAGAATGGTAAGTACGACGACAGGAGAAATTTTATTATCTTCTACAGTAAGTAAAACAATTTTAAGTGTGGGGGTAAGCGGTACGTTTTTTAAATATATTGATACCGATACAATGCCAGTAGAGGGAGAACTCGGATATGCAAGAAATGAGAGAGTATCTATTGCAACTAGAAAAGCGATAGACGCTTGCGTAATTGATTTAATTTTACAGGGTGATAATAAGGGGTTATGGTCTCTAGAAGATTAAATACTTTATATGAAGCATACAACACTCTTATCATTATTCTTAGCTAGTTTAGTAGCTAACGCAAACAACGAAATATACCTCGAGCAGACCGGTACGACAGGTCTTTTTAATATTACTCAAGTTGGTAACGGTAATCGTATTGGTACCGCGACAGATATATCTACAATCGCCGGTAACGATAGTATTTTTAATATCTCGCAAATTGGTAGCGGTAATACGTTAGATATTGAGTGGGATGGTAGCGAAGCATTATTTGATTTATACATCGAGGGTAATGGTAATATGCAAGATATGTTTGTTAACGGTAGCGAGAATACTTTTAATAATGTTGTGTTAGGTGATGGTAATATTATTACTATATCTAAAGACGATATGACTGACGATGCTGCAAATATTAATAGTCAGCTACTTAAAAATTATATTACCGGGTCTGGTAATAAATTAGACTTCTACCTTAATAATAATTTTAACGCTGTATCAGATATTACTATTGTCGGTAGCGGTAATCAAATTACTTCTATACAAGAAGGTGGTAATACCGGATTGGGACACTCGCAAACAATCCAAATGCAGGGAGATAGTAATAATTTAAATCTGGTACAAAGCGGTGCAATCAATCAAACATTACAATTAACTCATTACGGTAGTAATACGTCGTTTAATATTATACAATCCGACGGTAGTTATACAGGTGGTTTAGAAGGGTTGGGTACGATAAGTAATTTCGATGGTGTTTATACAGAGACATTTACTACGCCAGATTTTGTCGTACAGCCTTAAAGCTTTATTTTTAGCTTCATTATTTTTTACCTCCCCCTCTTTTGCTGAAGTCGGGGAGGTTTCTTTTCAAACAAAGCAGGCGCAAATAACTCGAGGTAAAGATAAGATATTAACTCAAGTCGGTACTCCTATAGAAATGGGAGATGAAATAGAGACGTTAGCGGGTAAAGTAAGAATAGTTTTTATAGATAATACTAAAGTTAATATTGACGAATATTCTACGCTTTTAATTGACGAGTTTGTTTACGATGGTAATACTAAGAAGGGTAAATTAAATTTAAAAGCTAAGATAGGGACTTTACGTTATACATCTGGTTTACTAGCTAAAAATAATAAAGAAAATATAAAGATAACAACACCTACAGCGTCTGTATCTGTAAGAGGTACCGACTTCGAGGTAACTGTTAAAGAAGGCGGAGAGAGTACTTTTACTCTTTTACCGTCTATCGATGCAAATGGTAATACATATACCGGTATAATTGAAGTTAGTAATGCAGCTGGTAGCGTAGTTTTAAATACTGCTTACGAAATAACGGAAGTTAAATCTAGCTACTCTACTCCGTCAGCGCCAATTGTTGACACAGTAAGACAGACGCAAAATACTGATACAGAAGATATAGAAGATACAGAAGAAGAAAATACCGAGACTCAAGAAGAAGAAATAACTGAAGAAGATATTTTAATTGAAATAGATGATAATAAAAACTCTGTGTTTGTAGAGAAAGATGGTAAGATGGTATTTGTTAACGATAAAGCTAATACTTTACAATTAATACTCGATAAAGACGCTAACGTCTCTCTTAAATACGATAATAAGGGTGTAATTACTGAAGCAAACTTAAATAGTGGTAGTAGCGTATTAATTAATATAACTCAGCAATGAAACAAAAAAAATTTAAACCATTTTTATACTGTTTACTTACAGCAATAATGTTTGCTGCGTTAAGAATCTACGACCCTTACCCGGTAGAGATTTTAAGACTTAAGGGGATAGATTATTATCAGAAAAAACAAAATACAAAGAAGTCTGAATTATTTACAATTATAGAGATTGACGAAGCTAGTCTAGAGAAATTCGGGCAATATCCCTTTAAGAGAGATGTATTAGCGTATTATATAGAGAAAGCGTATCAAAGCGGCGCCGCGTTAGTAGTATTACCGATAATATTTGCTGAAGAAGATAGATTAGGGGGAGATAAAGAATTTACTAATATGATGTATTTTTACCCCACTGTAACAGCACAGTCAGCAGCATTACAGGGTAAAGGTAAACTAGTATCGCAGAGTATTACAACAATTGGTAATGTAAGTTTAAATGACTGGTTATTTGATTATCCAAATGGTATCGGACCCATAGAAGATGTTGGTATTTTTTCCGCTGGTGTGGGAATGACGGTAACTACCCCCGAGTTAGACGGTGTTGTAAGACGTTTACCGCTTTTAATACAAGTTAAAGACGAAGTATATCCTACATTACCGTTAGAAGTATTACGATGTCTAGTAGGAGAAGACTCGTATCAAGTAAAGGTAGATTACGCGGGAGTAAGCGCTATAAGAATTAAAAATTTAGGGACATTTAAAACAGATGAAAACGCTAGAATCTGGATAAATTACGATACCGAGTTTAATAAAATATCTCTTGTCGATGACGATTGGTCTGTAGTTGAAAATACTGTAGCTGTAATTGCTTTAACAGCTGAGGGATTAGCTAATTCAGTCGCAACTCCAGTTAATGTAAGTAGCGGACACGAGTTAAACTTACAAGTAATTGAGACTCTAGCTACAGATAACGCGTTAATAAGACCGGTAGAAGCTACATTATACGAGATATTGTTTACGCTAGCACTCAGCTTATTGCTGACACTATGTGCGCTTAATTATCTATGGGTTTTTAACGGTTTACTAATTGGTATGATAATTATTTCTTTACCAATTTACGGCTTTTATCTCTTTGTCTCTCATAATTTACTATACGACTTTACATACCCAATATATGCGTCGTTTATTACATTTACTGTAGCGATTTTTATGAGATTTATACACGAGTATAAGGGCAAGATGCTTATTAAAAAGCAATTTGAACATTACCTCGCCCCAGAGATTGTTAAAAAGCTTCAGAAGAATCCCGATATGTTAAAACTCGGCGGAGAGACGCAAGAGTTATCTATACTATTTTCCGATATTAGGGGATTTACTACTATAAGCGAGCAATTTAAAGACAATCCGCAAGACTTAACGCGTTTAATTAATAGATATCTCACCCCTATGACGCATCTAGTTATGGAATCCGGCGGGACTATCGACAAATATATCGGCGACGCGTTGATGGCATTCTGGAATGCGCCTATTGAGGGAGATAGGATATCTCATAGAATCAGATCTATAGAGACTGCGTTAAAAATGTATATTAGTCTCGACGAATTAAACAAAGAGTTAAAGAAAGAGGGAAAGAAAGAGTTAGCTATCGGTATCGGAATTAATACCGGTAATGTAGTTGTCGGTAATATGGGATCGGATCAGCGATTTGATTATACTTGTTTAGGTGACGCTGTTAATTTATCCGCAAGATTAGAGGGACAGACAAAAGCATATGGTGTAAAAATATTACTCGGACAAGAGACAATAAAGCATATAGAGAGTAAGTTTAAATTTATCGAGCTAGATAAGATAGCTGTGAAAGGTAAGAAAGAGGGTATAACAATCTACACGATACTAACGGAAGCATTTAATTATCTTAAGCATGAAAACTTCTTAAAATATTATAAAAACCGAGAGTGGGATAAAGCTAATAAATTATTAACTCAGTTAGTCGAAGAGAATCCGTCGTTAGAGTTTTATTATAATATGATGCTTGAGAGAGTAGCTGATTTAAAGATAAACGATCCTGGTAAAGAGTGGGATAAAGTTTATAGAGCTACTTCTAAGTAATTACCGCTTACCACCTGGTGTGAAGTAGAAGCCAATTATCGCTCCCAAAGTGGCGATTGAGACCAAAGCAATGTGCCCTGTCGTAATTGCGGTGGTAACGTCTGCTCCTGAGGGGAAAGTAACCAATCCCCAGAGGAGCTTGAATGATTCTTTGTTTTCGGGAGGGGTGAATGTGATGAGTTCAACACCTGGCCAGAGGGTGCAGAGGACTGAGATGACGAAAAAGTTACACATCCCGATAAGAGCAATGAGCCTGCGAGTACCCCTGGTAAAAGCAGATGTATCTTTATCCATCTCACCGAAAACAGCTTTTTGAAATTCGAGATCTGCTTTTTGAAGTTGCATATCTCTAACGAGTTCTCTTTTTGCTTTAGCTTCTTTAGCGTCTGCAATACTACTGAAAACCCCACCGACAATTTTAAGCATCGACCCCATACCTGTTGCGCCGAGTGTTGTAAGTAACATTGTAATAAGTCCAAACATATCATTTTATCTCTTTTTGTATAAATATTTAGGTGATATTTAATGATTTAGTCGAGTTTATTTTAAATGAAGATAGGTCTAATGATACTAATAGAGTATCTAAAGTTATTATTACTAAAAATAATAAGATTTTATTACTTCAAAAAAAGAATGGTAAGTATGAATTACCTGGAGGTCATATAGAAGTGGGAGAATCTGCTATTAACGGTGCGAAGAGAGAAGTTAAAGAAGAAATCGGGGTGGATGTCATCAATTTAAAACAAATTGTAAGTAACAATAGCAGAGTTTTATATAAAGGTAATATTATTAATAGTAATATCACTCTCAGTGACGAGCATAAAAGCTATAAGTTTGTTTTACAGAAGGATTTATTTAAATTACCGTTAAGCAAATGGTCAAAAAAGGATTTAGCATTCTTAAAACAAAAGGATAAACAGCAAATTGAAGAAAACTATGCCGATGGTAAGAAAAAAGGCAAGAGTAGACCTGGTAGAGTCAAGAGAGCCGGCGCAAGTTGTAAGGGATCTGTAACGGAATTAAGAAAAAAAGCTAAAAAATATGGTGGCGAAAAAGGAAAAATGTATCAGTGGTGTCTTAACATGAAAGCTGGAAAGAAAAAATCTAAGAAATGAATATAATTTATAAAACTACTAATAATAAAAACGGTAAATTTTATATAGGTAAACAAAATACCGATGATAAAAATTATCTAGGGAGTGGTAAAGCTTTAGTTGCAGCTGTAAAAAAATACGGTAAGGAAAATTTTACCAAAGAAATACTACATAAATGCGGCAGTAAAAAAGAAACAGAAATTTTAGAAGCATCTATAGTAACTCAGGAATTAGTAGATAACCTTAATTGTTATAATATGAAATTAGGTGGTACTGGAGGGAGTATGAAAGGTTGGAAGAAACCACAAAGAAATCAAGAATATAAAAATAAACAAAGAGTATCTCATTTAGGTAAGAAAAATGGTAGGCATAAAGGTATGATAAAGACACCGTGGGGTATATATGAATCTTTTAATTTAGCTGCTAAAGCTTGTCCTGGAGATATCACAGGAGGTTTTTTAATTTTAGCATGCCAGAAAAATAACAAAAAACCAATCAGTTACTTAAGTGTATGCAGGAGTAAAGGCTATCTTAATGAAGAACATATTGGTAAAACACCGAGTGAATTAGGATTTGAAATAATATTATGAATTATAACAAATTAGCAGATTTAATTTTAGAAGAAGTGGGTGGTATTAAAGCTATAAAGCTTCCCTATGCTTTAGATGCTTTAGAGCCATCTATAGATAGAGAGACAATGAACTTGCATTTTAACAAACATTATAAAGGTTATGTTAAAAAATTAAATGCAGCTCTACCGGCAACTAATAAGCAAGATTTACTTTCTATAATTAAAAAGGCAAAATCCAAAAAAGATGATATTCGTAATAATGCTGGCGGTGTTTATAATCATCAATTATTTTGGCATATGATGTCACCTGAAAGGAAGCCAATTTCCGGTGCAATAAAAGAATTAATTGAGATCCAATATAAAAGCTTTAACAATTTCAAGGAAGAATTTATTAAAGAAGGTCTAGCACATTTTGGTTCTGGATGGCTTTGGTTAGTGAAAGATAGTAATAAACTTGAAATGATATCGACGGATAATCAGGACAACCCCTTGATGAGTTCTGATGTAACTATCTTACTTGGTTTGGATGTATGGGAGCATGCTTATTACAAAAAATATGGTCCAGATAGAGAAAAATATATTAAGCAATTTTTGAAGATAGTGAATTGGGATTATTGTAATCAGCAATTAGATCAATAACTTCTCTTTTCATATAATTCATCCGTATAGGGTACCAAGTTTCGGTAGCCTTATTTTTATAGAAAACTACTAACCCGCTGCACTTTTTACCGCTCATTTTTTCATATAGCATTGCGTATATTGATAGTTGTAAAGCGTAGGTATTAAACTCACAGACACCGAGATGATCGAGCGGAGCTTTGAAAAATTCATTATATTCGCTAAAAAATCTAAAAGCTTTATTTGTCTTAAAGTCGCCTATATAGAAATGTGTCTTATTCTCGTATAGAAGGTCTGCAGTACCAGCGACATTTATATCAACATTATTGAGTTGCTCCTCACACTTAAGATCTGGAAACTTTGCAAATATATGTTCCCACTTTCTATAAGAATCATACAGAGACTGATACTGATCGTCAACCTTACCCTCCGTTAAAAAGTCCTCCATGACCTTGTGGATATCAGTACCATAATCACATGCGCGATTTTTTTCCTTATCCCATAAATCTAATACAAAATCAACATCTAACCCCTCCCTCTTAGCGACGCGCGTAGCAGCACCTATCTTATCAAAAGCTGGTTTATATTTACCAATTAAAGTAGTTACCGATATAAGCTCTTTACCAGTCTCGGAATTGATATACTTGTGCTTCTTTTCGTCGAAAATAATCATTATAACTAATTATAATATAGACTCTTGAATATTCAAGATTTTATTATAAAATAATACGTATGAGAATAGCAATAAGTGGGGCAGGTAATCAAGGTAAATCCACCTTAATTAAAGATTTTTTGACCGAATGGTCTAATTTTAAAACTGAGAGCGAAACGTATAGAGATAAAATTACCTCTGAAAAACTCCCTCATAGTATGGAGACGACAAAAGATACTCAGTGGAAAATCCTCAATCATATGATCGATGAAATGCAGACATTTAAGGAGGGTGATAATATTATCATGGATAGGTGCCCTATTGATAACCTTGTTTACTCACTATGGGCTTTTGAAAAAGGTATAGGTGATATTGATAAGGAGTTTATTGATAAGTGTATACCTCTAGTTTGTGAGAGTATGAGGCATCTAGATATTATCTTCTTTCTACCTATTACAAAAGCCGCCCCGGTAGAAATAGTAGAAGATGGTATGCGTGAAACTGATCCGATTTATATCAAAGAGATTGATAATATTTTTAAAATGATCGGTGCGCAGCATCATGAAAATAATGGCAGGAATCCCTTCTTCCCAAAAGATGATGCCCCTGGTTGGATTGAAATATTTGGTGCACCGGAAGTGCGTATTGCAATGATCCGGCAATATCTAGATGTGGATGGTGATTTGATTGGCGGTACTGAGGAAAGTATGAATGAACTTATAAATCCTCACGATGGTCAATTTCTAAATAAAGACACACAAACTGTGCAAGATCTTATTGAGGATCAGAGAAAGTCTATGAATTTCGAAAAAGAGTTAGCGCATCAAAAAGAGCAGATTAAACAAATGCTTGGCGATAAAGATATCGACGAATTAACAGATATGTATAATAAAACTAAGAGAT